CCCGCTTTGAACGGAACACCAAGAACAGACTAACGTCTGTCCTTAAGATCCACAGAGCGGAGCAGGCTGACACCCAGAGTCGTAAGACTCGGGGTGCCACCCGGCACCGATGTGGCGAACGTCACGCAGACCAAACAGTTTGGAGAGCTGTTTGGTCTGGTCTTGTCTTCTCCGGCTGGGATAGCCTTGACCTTGGTTGGTACCTTCACTCGTGGGTCCTCCGAACCATCCGATCCTGCGGATGGGTCGAGACCTCCAAGAGAGTGAAGGCACTTTCCCAAGGCGCCCGGGCCTCGGCTCTTGGTGCTCAAGCAGCAATACCGCTGGGGGTCCCGAAGGACCTCGCTGCAGCGGTATTCCGACTCTCCGCCAAGAGACCGAAATCCGGGTTCGCTTTCTCGAAGGCTGCGCGCGGACTTCCCGCTCCCCCGCCAGGGGAGATGCGGAAGACGCTCGACGCAGGTATCGAGTTGGCGAGCAAGGCGTATCCCGCATCGGACTGGGCTCTTGTTGCTCTTCGACGGCATATTCTGGACAGGACACAGTCCCGCAGGATGCCGAGAGCACCAGAGCACCTTCCCTCTTCCACCGCCTCTTGCTACCAGCTGACTGGTGCCAAGGGCGGACTCGACGAGTACCTCAGGATCGTTGGCAAGGACGCACTTGCGGACGTCGAGAAGTCTGCTCTCAGTGTCAATCCCAAGAAACGCGCGAAATTCGCGTACCTCTCGGGAATGCACTTTGAGCAGACTCACCTCGACGCGCCGTATATGCGTTACGCGCAGGATTCCCTCGGCAGATTTTGTCTGTCGAGGATCCGTCGCGTACCAAGCGGTTCCATAGGGTACGATGAGGCTCTGCGGGCACTTGGCGTGCTTCAGCTCCGAAAGTGGCGGGCGACTCACATCACAGATGCGAATTACGTCCATCCCACTCGCGGGGCCCTTCTCGCTGCTCCAGGTTTCAAGACTCGGATAGTCGGGGTTCCCCCCGCGCTGTCCTTTGTCGAAGGAACCTGGATCAGGGAGTCGGCATACTTGCTTGGCAGCAAGCATGTGAAGCGTGGCCAAGAGCACATCGCAGGGCTCATCCCTCGTGCACGCCAGGGACGAGTGTTCGTGTCTGCCGACCTGCGGCAGGCCACGGACGGACTCTCCCTGGATGCGTGCGAGGTCGTCGTGTCCGCTCTTGCCCAGTCTGGTCTCATCCGCTCCGCGGATGTCGACCAGGCTCGTGCAAGCCTCGGGCTCGATCCCCTCACACTCTGGTCTTGTGACGCGCCTGCGCGTCCCAAGGCCAAAGTGGAGGCAGATCACCTCGAGTGGACAGCGAGAAGAGGAAGTCCGATGGGCACTCCACTCTCCTTTGTCGTTCTCTCCTGGGTCAATGACTGGGCAACGGAGGCCTTCAGGTGGTCGGTCACCCATGGCGATGATGCGCTTGCGTGTACTCTCGAATCTTCCGTCAAGGAAGAGCTCGATGAGTATAACGCAGCTATCACCGCCTTGGGTTCCTCCGCGAACCTGGAGAAGTCCTTTGTCCATCCCAAGAGATTCACGTTCTGTGAACTCTTGGGCATGACCAGGGCGAACGGCAAAGGTCGAATGGCTGTCTTCGACACACCGACTGTTCCGCCGGCGGGGCTCAAGGAGCCCCTCCCATGTTCGCCCCTCCTGGGGGCGAGGTGGTCCCGGCGGGCAGAACGTGTGATGACGACCCTCTTTCCATGGCTTAACCGTAGCGCTTTGACTCACATTCCTGTGGGCCTTGGCGGCTATGGTTACATGGGAAGAGGTCTCCGGGTGTCCAAGGCAGTGCGCTGCCGGCTGGCTAAGGCCTGTTCCACAGGTCTTACGCCAGAGATCGCACTGTCCTTGCACCCGAAGAAGCCATTCAGAGTGGAGGGCCTCTTCCCGCGGCCCGTGGGCATTGCTCCAAGCAACAACTCTCTCCTGGATAAGATCCTGCGCCGGAAGGCGAGGGCCTTGGATAGGGTCAAGAGAGTCGTTGACGACTTGGAGGATGTCCCGCTCCGTAAAGTCATCCTGTGGCAGTGTCAGTCGGCGAGAGCCGACTACCTGTTCACAGGGGGACGTACGAAGCGTGTGCGGACCGCGGGGAGACCGGAGAAGACAAGAACGACAGTTTTCAGGAATAAGGGCCTGACCCCCCGCGTGCGTCCTCTCTCGAAGAGGCACGGGGAGAAGGCCCTTATCAAGCTGATGGCATCTCTCGATGCCATTACCTGGAAACTGCCGCGTGACATAGTCACTCAGATCCTCGGAAGGACCGAGCGTACGACCCGGATTGCTCCTGGCCGTAGATGGGC